ATAATACATAGATAATAAATAAAAATGCGTTCAACTTAGCTATTCTTGCATCCATTTTATGAATGAATGAATTTTTTTCAGGATTATACCAAAATAATTGAGAAAATAATAAACAAAAAAATAAAGCGCAAGCTAAAATATTTTTTTCTAAATTTTTTTCAATACTTAAAAAATAAACAATTAAAGCTATTAAAAATAAACAACTCGTAATACATAAATAGTATGGTTTTAAAATATTTTCCATATATTTTATATATATTTTATTAATATAACTATTTATACACTTTCATTTGTTTTCCAAATAGTATCACAATCTGAACAAAGATAAATATATTTCATGTTTGCATCATCATAACGAATATAAATAATTTCACGGGGTTTATCTTCGGTATTGGTAATACAATCTGGATTAGGACATAAAATATTACTAATTCGGGGTAATGTTGGATCTAACTTTGTGTATTTATTTACAATATGACTAAAAGACTGTTCTGATTTTTTCACTTGTGTTTTTGATACACAAACATTCTCAACTGCTAATAACTTGTCTTCATTTCCACACTTCCGACAATAATACACTAGATTATTTGGGTCGTCACTATTGATACGAATATAATACATATTTGAGCAGTTAGAACAGAAATGCATGTTTACTATAATATAAATAGATTGTATTTATATTATTTTCATTCAATTTTTATTTATCTAAATAAACATAAACATTTCTTCCTCCATGATAAGTATAGATAACAGCAATGGCACTACTTAATTAAAACGTAAATTCTAAATCGGCTACAGAACCATTAACAAGTGGAATTATAATAATACATATTTATACTTTTCAACTCAATAAATTTTTCATTTCATTTAAACGTTCAATAACAATATTATAATTCACATTTATAGACATGCTATAATAACCGGTTTTAAAATTAACTTCTTGATTTTTCATTTCTTCATTTTTGGAACGTGCAAATTCTAGTAATTTGTCAACATTTTTAATAAAATTTTCTTTTACAAATGGATAAAAATTTTCAAAAAAAGGCATATAAATTCCTTCTCTTCTATACAAAATATCACATAAAGCAGTTCGTAAATTAGAAAATTCTATAATTTCGTTATAGGAAATCATATCTTTATGATTACCAGTAACTCCAGGTTCATTCAATAATGGATCTTTACAAAGCAAAGTACATAATGTTAAAAGAATAGTAGAAATAGTCTGACAAGAGGTCCATTGTTCACCTCTCCAAGTGTTCAATAGAGAAACACACACTTTTCCACAAGTATATAAGTTAGGATTAAAACGCACGTTTTCACCATTTGTACAATATTTTACCTTTGGAGGACTATGTGGATAATCAGTAGGATAGCTAAGCTCAAAAAAATAATTTCCTCCAAAATAAGGTGTATCTGATGGACCAATAATCAGTGCATATCCTTTTAACATATCACTATCATCATGAATATAATAAATACCTTGTTCAGTAAGCGGATTTTTCAAAATTTGTTTAACATCTCTCAATAATCGGGTGATACTTTGTTTTGTAATAATTTGATTTGACATTAATATACTACTACCAAAATATTTAAACCCATTTTTTATATCATTTACATATATTCATCTCTCTAAAAAATAAATCATATTTCAGTCTTTATATGGTTTATAATATTATATTAGAATTAAATATATAGGTAAAATAATAAAAAAATGAAATAGAAAAATATTCATATATTATATTATATAATGAGTGTAACACTAATGAAATCATCACAATTTACAGACTTAAATGAATTTTTGGCAAAGCATAGTTCCAAGAATAATGGATCAGAAAATACTTCTTCATACACACATACAAGAATTCCTGATAAAAGTTTGAACATTTATCCAGGATGCTATATTATTCCAGAAGAAGAGTTGCCTATATTTTATAGCTTGTATCATGAAAAAATTTTCGTGAAAAAACAAAAAGAATATTTGACGGAAAAACAACTAGAAAATGGAGGACCATTAGCAGTTGATTTTGATTTCAGATATAATTATGACGTAGATACTAGACAACATACTAGTGATCATATAAATGATATGATTTGCGAATATTCAGATCTACTTAAGGAATGTTACTTAATAACACCTGATGTTCCATTTCATGTATATATTTTTGAAAAACCAAATGTAAATAGGTTAGCAGATGGTTCTTTGACAAAAGACGGAATTCATATGATTATTGGCATGCAAGTAGACCATACTATGCAACTGATAATTCGTAATAAAATGATTCAGAAGTTAGAAGAAATATGGGACATGCCAATTATCAATTGTTGGGATTCAGTTTTAGACGAAGGTATAAGCACCGGAAAAACTGGATGGCAACTATTTGGATCTAGAAAACCAGGTAATGAAGCGTATGAGCTAACTCATCATTATATAATGACACTTGATGGCGTAGATAATAATTTTACAATGGATGAAAAAGATGTTAACAAGTTTGATCTCAAAAATGAATTTAATAAATTATCAGTTCGTTATAAAAATAATCCAAAATTTGAAATAAATCCAAAAATATTAGATGAATATAATGGACGACTTCAAGCAAAAGGACAAAAAATTATAAAAAAAGCATCTTCTAGAACAAAAATGAATTTAATTGTAGAAGATGAAGATGAATTAGAAGAAGAGCATATATCTATTAATGATATTAAAGATAAAGAAACACTAGAAAAAGCAGTTCATATATTACTAAAAAAATTAAAAGATAATAATTTATATGAAATTATAGAAATTCATAATTTTACACAAGCTTTACCTGCAAAATATTATGAACCAGGGTCACATTTAATAAATAGACAAGTAGCTTTTGCTTTAAAGCATACAGATGACAAACTATTCTTATCTTGGGTTAAATTAAGAAGCAAGGCAAGTGATTTTGACTATCATTCTATTCCAGAATTATACTTGCTTTGGAAAAAATTTCATAGAACAAATCAAGGTGGTGCAAAAGTAACTAAAAAATCAATTATGTATTGGCTTAGAAAAGATAATTTTGAAGAATATGAAAAAATCAAGAAAGAGACAATTGATCATTACTTAGAAAATGCATTTGAAACCGGAACTGAATATGATATTGCAATGGTTTTAAGACAGATGTATAAAGATAAATTTGTATGTGTTAGTTATGATAAAAAAGGAATTTGGTTTCGCTTTCAAAATCATCGTTGGGTTACAGATAAAGGTTTATGTCTTAGAAATAAAATTTCAGAAGAACTATTTGCTTTGATAACAGAAAAAATCAATAATATTGGCGAAGAAATGAAAGAATATCAAGATGATGATACACGTCGTGAATTCTTAAAAAAAAAAACAAAAACATTAATGGATTTAAGAATTCGTTTGAAACGTACAAATGATAAGAATAATATTATGCGTGAGGCAGCAGAGATATTTTATGATGAAGAATTTATTCGTAATATGGATACCAATAAATATTTAATGTGTTTTAATAATGGTGTTGTAGATTTTACAAATAAAGTTTTCAGGGAAGGATACCCGGAAGATTATATTACAAAAACAACCAAGATTAATTATGTTTCAATAGAAGAATTTAGAGGAGAAAATATTGCAGAATATAAAGAAACTATAGATGAACTAAATGAATTTATGAATAAATTATTTCCAATACCAGATTTAAACAGATACATGTGGGATCATTTATCGTCGTGTCTTATTGGTGCAAATAAAAATCAGACTTTTAATGTGTATCATGGTTCTGGAAGTAACGGGAAATCAATTCTTGCTGATTTAATGTCAGTTACATTAGGTGAATATAAGGGAACAATTCCTATTACTTTAGTTACTGACTCACGTGGTAAAATTGGCGGAACATCAGATGAAGTTCTTAAGTTGAAAGGAGTCAGATATGCAGTCATGCAAGAGCCACAAAAAGGTATGAAATTGAATGAAGGTATTATGAAAGAACTTACTGGTGGTGATCCGCTTCAAGCAAGAGGACTTTATTCAGAATCCGAAATATTTGATCCACAATTTAGCTTAGTAGTTTGTACAAATAATCTATTTGATATAGAAAGTAATGATGATGGTACTTGGAGAAGAATTAGAAAATGTGATTTTAAATCCAAGTTTGTTGATGAAGGAGAAACTTATAATGATGAGACACCGTATGTATTTATTAAAGATAAGAGCTTAAAAGATAAATTACCATTATTTGCTCCTGTATTTGCTAGTTTACTAGTTGATCGTGCATTTAAAACTGGAGGAGTAGTAGAGGATTGTGAAACTGTATTGCAAGCTTCTAATAAATATAGAAATGGTCAAGATCATATTAATGCATTTCTTCAGGAAATGATAATCAGAACCAATGATAATAAAGATAAAATTGGTAAGGGTGGATTAATGACAGGATTTAAACAATGGTTTGAGCAATCACAAGGTTCTAGAAAAGTACCTAAAGGTGAAGAGCTTTATGAAGCTACGTCAAAGAAATTTGGCACTCCAAATACAAAAGATGGAAAATGGCACGGAATTAAATTTGTTGAACCGGAAATGGAAGATGATGAAGAACTTTAATTTCAAATACAAGAAATTTATATTTTAAATATTTATTTAATTTTTATAATAAATAAATATTTTTACAAATTTTTAAATTGATTGTAACTTGTTTGTTTATCAAGTTCTTCTTTATATACATTTTTAGGTATTAAATCATAAATTACATAAATAATGTAAATAAACAAACCTAAAAACCAAGTTGAAACAAATGGTAATAAAATTAGTCCAATAAAACTAGCTAGCCGAATCTTCCAATCTGTTTTTGATGGATAGATAAGAGAGAATATAGCAAAACAAAAAAGACAAATACAATAAATAGTAAGAATAATATAATAATAATAAAATTTTAGTACATCTACTTGTTGATCTTGATAAAATGTTTTACGTTCATTTGTAAGAACATCACTTGTTGTATTTTTTAATGATTTTACTAATTCAGCATTTTCTTTTTTATATTTTAAATAAAGATCTGTTACATTTTTAAAGTTTATAAAAATACCTTTATATGTTTCAATTTGAGTTTTTATTTTTTTTGTTATTTCATCATATGTTTCCTTATACTTTTCAATAATTTTATCTGCTTTTTCATTTAACTGTTTTTCATATAGTTCATTATATGCTTCTGCACCTGCAGTAAAAGTAACATAATTTTTTTCAGCTACTTGTAACTGACTTGGTGCTGATATAATATTCATTTTTGCTCTTTCCATTTTTTGCTTAAGGTTTTCAGCTTCTCTTTTTTCTAGACATGGACCATTACAACTAACCATTTTTTGAAGTTGAGAAAACAATGAATTAATTTTATTTATATCTTGATTGGAACCCATAGTACTATATTATATTACGATAAGAATTTAATCTATTTTATAAATTTTTAATACTTTTTAATTCTTTATCTGCTTTTGTAAAGGTTATATATCTTTTCTTATCTTCATGATATACAGTTTTCAATCTTCAATGGTGTAAATAACATAATAATTTTTAAACCCTTGACGAATTAAAATGGGACATTTTAATTCGTCAAGGGTCGGATATCGGTAACGATTTGAAATAC